AATGCCCTGAAAGGTGACAAGACACGTGTCGTTGACGAAGGGGACCTAGAAGAACTACCCCCTGCAGTTTCGGAACTGATAGATGACACACCTGTTATATTCAAACCCAATGCGGGGCCTCAAGAAGAGTTCCTGTCCGCTAGTGAACAAGACGTTCTGTACGGCGGAGCGGCTGGCGGCGGCAAGTCGTTTGCTTTACTTGCTGACCCCTTACGCTATTGCCACAATCCCAATCATAGAGGTTTGCTCTTACGTCGTACACTCGACGAACTAACCGAACTGATTGACAAGTCCAAGCAGTTATACCCCAAGGCGTTTCCCGGCGCAACCTTCCGTGAATCAAAATCAACTTGGGTCTTTCCGTCCGGTGCAACCATGTGGTTCACCTACCTAGACAGGGACAAAGACGTGACTCGCTTTCAGGGTCAGGCTTTTAATTGGATTGGCGTAGACGAAATAACCCAGTACCCCAGCAGCTACGTCTGGGACTACCTTCGTTCCCGTCTTCGTTCTACCGACCCTGAACTACAAAAGAATCTAAACATGCGCTGCACAGCCAACCCCGGTGGTGTCGGCGGCTGGTGGGTCAAGAAGATGTACATTGACCGCCACGAAGAAAACAAACCGTTCCCGGCGTATGACCCCGAAACTGGTCGTGCGTTCGTTTGGCCTGAGAATCATCCAAAAGCAGGTCAGCCGCTGTTCTACCGCAAGTTTGTTCCGGCACGGCTGACTGACAATCCCTACCTCATGGCAGATGGTCAATACGAGGCCATGTTGAGGTCGCTCCCTGAAGTCGAGCGTAGACGGCTTCTAGAAGGTGATTGGGATGTGGCAGAGGGAGCGGCCTTCCCAGAATTTTCAAGGATGCGTCACGTTGTCGAACCTTTCGATTTACCTACCAATTGGCCTCGCATTAGAGGAGCGGACTACGGGTACTCTAGCCCGTCCTGTGTGCTATGGGGTGCTATTGATTGGGATAACAATATTTGGGTTTATCGCGAACTTTACGTAAAACACTTGACAGCAGAGCAACTGGCTGATAAAATATTAGAAGCAGAAGAGTTAGACCCACAACCTCACTATACAGTTCTAGACTCTTCTTGCTGGAACAAGACAGGCTTCGGCCCTTCCATAGCGGAGACTATGATGAGGGCTGGTGTTAGGTGGACTCCCTCAGACCGCAACCGTCTTCAAGGAAAAATGGAAATACACAGGCGGCTTGCTGACGACCCCTACACAAACGAACCTCGTCTTAGAATATTCTCCAACTGTAAGCATATCACTTCACAGCTATCGGGCATACCTCTCTCCAAAACCAACAGTGAAGATGTAGACACAAAGGCAGAGGACCATGCCTACGATGCGTTGCGGTATATGGTTATGACACGAACCTCTGGTTACCAATCAATACACAAGACCCTTCAAGGGATAAAAGAACAAGCATTCCAACCCTTCGATAATACCTTCGGATACTGATGGCAGATAGACCTACAAAAATAACTAAAAACAAGTCTACTGCTGGTGCCATGGTAGATGCACTTAGGGTAGAATTAAAAGAACTACAAGGCTTTAAGACCGTAGACCCAGATGTTTTAGGGGGTAAGGCTGGAGAGCCTATACCAGTTCCAAAAAAGTTCACTGCTGAACAGACTGTTGCTTTTATGAAGCAGTTTCCAAATATGTTCCCGTTAGCAGATGAAAATGCCTATTTTGGAATTGCAAGAGCATTGACTGAAGAGTCTCCAGACTTATTCGATGTCGCTAGTTTCGATGCTTATGAAGAAAATTTTGGTAAGACTATGGAGATGCAAGAAAAAAGTGCATCTGCATCCAAGAACATAACCACAGCAAAAACCCCAGAGGCAGCAAACAAACCCGTGGCAGACCTAGACCCCAAAACCGCAACTCTTCGTGAGGTTGCTGAAGCCTACGCTAAGAAGTCTGGGCGGGGCAAGGCGTTTGTTACTTCGTCTTTACAGTTTTTCAAAAACATTGCAGACGAACCCGGTTCTGCTCTTCGTTTATTTGAAAAGGATGCAGAAGGCAACACCCTTCTTTCCAAGACATTTAAAGGCACGGAAGATACGTCTACAGTCAAGACGGCAATGCAAAATCTTCGCCAAGTCGGCCTCACTCTCAAAGGCACCGTTGGCCCCGACACTCCTGAATACAAGCTTCTTCCAGACAAGGCTCCGAACACAGATTTAAACAATCGTATCTTTGGTCGTAGCGAACCTGCTAAAGCTGCATCAGAAGTAGCTATCAATCCCGACAAGGCTAAGATGAGCGAATTGTTCGCAGGAGTCTCTAAGTATCTGGACAACCCGAACACCAAAGCCATTGCCCAAGCAATCATTTTTAATCTGAACACTGGTCTTCGTCCTAATGCTGCTGCGGGTCTTCAAGTAAACGCCTACAAGCCTGACAGCGGTGCTATCTACATTGAGGCAGAAACCAAAGGTGCCAAGGGTCGCGCTGTGAACATTCCCTTGAACCCTATTGCAGATAGTATCCTACAAGAAAATCTAGCCGCTGGCAACAAAGAAAACTTTTTTGTGAAGCCCAATGGTAAAGTAGTCACTTCTAGTGATATGACAGATTTGCTAAAAGACATCAAGATAAAAGATATCGCCTTTGATGCAGCCACAGGTAGATACTTTGATAGCCTAGCCCCTGCAGATTTTTCTGGTAAGAAGGGTTCGGCTCTTTTACGTAACATTCACGCCACTGTAGGTCAATCTATTGGCGTTGACCAAGACAGACTTGCCTACTTGCAGGGTCGTGGTGCCGTAGGTGAGGTTGACCGCCAAAATGCAAACATGTTCGCTCAATTCTGGGGTGACGCTGCTCAAGAAGCAGGGTTTGATATCAAAACCAAAATCTCAATGCCTGAAACCCGCATCACAACTCAGACTGCTGGGTACGAAGGTTACTTTGACCTTCCGGTTCGCGAAGAGGTTCCCGCTCCCGCCAAACCCACCAGCGCATCCCCCGAACCAAAGACTTTCGACGATTTGTCAACCGACACCAAAAGCTTCTTTGAACGGAACAATATCGACTTTGATAGCTTCGTAAAGAACTTTGGTAAAAAGACTCTTAAAGTAGTGGGTGGAGCGTTAGCTGTTGAAACGGTTCGCCAAGCAGTAGACGACCCCGCCGCCTTTGCTCTTGAAGCGGGTATGGAACTGGGTGCACGAGGGCTAGGATTAGCCGCAGCCCCTGCAGCAGCCGTGCCAATGGCAATGATGTCTACACCTACGGCTGGCCCTGAACTATCAGAGATGCCGCCCCAGCGCACAGATTTTATCCCGGCTCCTGAAGTCGAGGAAACAGATGAAGACCGTATGGCACGTATTGCCACAGAAGATGCGGGATTTGTTCCCGAAGCTAGTAGGGTTCCTGAAGCCGCCCCTGCAGAAGAACAAGGCTTTTTATCTAGATAAGGAGACGGACCATGAAAGATATGGGCACCGCTTACATTATGAACTCAGATACAACATCAGTAGATGACCAAGGTGGCGCAGCAAAGCTGTACCGTGAAGGTCTTGAGTTCGATACAATGGCAAAGCAGGGCGTTCTGACTGAAGACATGCCGAAGAAGATGACTAAAACGGCAGTTGACCCTTCAGTGATGAAAATGGCTGAAGAACGCGACTACTAAAACCAGATGTCAGAAGATAATTTTCTCCAACCCGCAGATGACACCACTGTATCTGTTCACGCACCAGAAGAACAGATGCCGGGTCTTGCGGCGTATGTGCAATCAAAGTTCGAGGATGCTGAGAACGGGCGGTATGCCCACGAACAGCGTTGGCTTCAAGCCTATAAGAACTTTCGGGGCATCTACGATTCGACCACACAGTACCGCGACTCAGAGCGGTCAAAGGTATTTGTTCGCATAACCAAGACTAAGGTTCTTGCGGCGTTTGGTCAAATCATAGACATCCTGTTCGCGAACAAAAAGTTCCCGTTGGTTGTCGAACCAACTCCAGTACCGGAAGGTATTGCAGAGTTTGCACACATGCAGACGCCTTTAGACCAGATGCAAGAAGACCCGTATGGGTTTGCAGGTGACGGACGCGAACTAGCACCGGGAGCCTTACAGGCCAAGCCAAGTGGACATTTTCTTGGGGGTCTGAAAGAGGAGATGGGGGGTCTACCCCTTGCACCCGGACCAGCAAAGATGGGCGAGCCGCAGATTAAGCCAGCCCAAAAGGCTGCTTTGCGTATGGAGAAGACTATCCACGACCAGCTTACGGACACTAATGCAGTCAATGTGATGCGTAATTCAGTGTTCGAATCTTGCCTTTTAGGTACAGGAGTTGTAAAGGGGCCGTTTAATTTTTACAAGCGGGTTCACAAATGGGAACGCGATGAAGATGGCAGCCGTAGCTACAACCCTTACGAAAAGACCGTTCCACGGATTGAGATGGTATCGGTTTGGGATTTTCATCCTGACCCGTCTGCCACGAACATAGATGATTGTGAATATGTTATTCAGCGTCACCGCATGAATCGCCAACAGCTTCGTGCGCTTATCAAGCGTCCGTACTTTGACGCAATGGCTATTGAAGAGTGCCTTGCTAAAGGTCCAAACTACGAAGATAAATATTACGAAGACACCATTCGTGAAGACGAAACGGAGCCATACTATCAAGGCAATCGCTACGAAGTCCTAGAATATTGGGGCGTGTTGGATTCCAAGATGGCTGCAGAGGCAGGGTTAGCTGAAGCTAACGAAATGTCAGAGTTCGACGAACTGCAGGTAAACATCTGGGTTTGCGGCACTATGGTTATTCGCTGCGTATTGAACCCTTTTACACCCGCTCGTATCCCGTTCCAAGTGTTCCCATACGAAGTTAACCCCTATCAGCTTTGGGGTGTTGGTGTAGCGGAAAACATGGAAGATGCTCAGAAGTTAATGAACGGTCACGTTCGTATGGCAATCGACAACCTCGCTCTTGCAGGTAACTTGGTATTTGACGTTGACGAAGCCAGCTTGGTTCCGGGTCAAAACATGGACATCTTCCCCGGCAAGATTTTCCGTCGTCAGTCCGGGGTTACCGGAACTGCTATCAATGGCCTCAAGTTTCCGAACACGGCTGGTGAAAACATACAGATGTACGAGATTAGTCGCCGCCTAGCTGACGAAGAGACAGGCATTCCGTCAATCATGCACGGACAAACAGGCGTTAGCGGAACAGGACGCACAGCAGCAGGGCTATCTATGCTGATGGGTTCAGCCGGACTGTCTATGAAGACTGTGATTAAGAACATTGACGATATGCTCCTTAAACCTTTAGGTGAAGCTTACTTTCAGTGGAACATGCAGTTCAACGAAGAATCAGAAGACATTGAAGGCGACCTAGAGATTAAGCCACGCGGCGTTGCAGCCGTGATGCAAAAAGAGGTTCGCACACAGCGGCTAACATCCCTGTTGCAAACTGTGTCTAACCCTATGTTAGCACCGTTCATCAAGATACCAAACCTGATGCGCGAACTGGCTATTGCACAGGACATTGACCCGGATAGCCTAGTCAACGACCAAAACGAAGCGCAACTGTATGCCCAAATGCTAAAAGGAATGATGGCTAATGTACAGCAAGGAACAGGCGAAGCTGGTGGGGCCACTGCTGGCCCAGCCCAAGATATGGCAGGGGCTGGAGGAGTATCTCCTTCTCCTGAAGGAACAGACGTACAGGGGTCTGGTAACGGCACAATCGGAGTCGGAACTGCGCCAACTGCAGGGGAAAGCGGCTTTACTGGAAACGCTCCTCAAACTGAAGGATAACCACACAGCTATTGTGAAGGAATCGAATGGTTGACCGTATTGACATATTTGAGGATGGTACAGGTGTAGCGGAACCAGAAGTTCCGACGTTTCTTGGCGTCGAACAGGAAAAGCTAACCAAAAGTCAATATCAAAGTGACTATACCAACTTTTTTAGTCAATATTACGGGATGGAAGCCCTTGAAGGGTTGAGCGATACCGGAATTGGAATAGACGAACCGGAAGACATCACAGAGTTAGCTACCCCAGAAGTAAAGGACTCTGACGGTGGTGACAGAGATATGGGGACTTTTGAATCTGCGTTCTCCGGTGGCGATTTTTATTCCGATGATTTATCCTACGACTATTCCGGTGGTAGCACTCCTTATGACAGTTACTCTGACTACATGAAAGCAGAGAACGTTATGGTAGACCGGATTCCCGGTATGGAGTTTTTTACAGAACCTCTTGTTACCGGAAACTTTGCAGGTATAGATTTTTCAGAGGCTGCCTTTGGCGAATACAAATCTGCAGAAACTGCAGTTAAAGAAGCCCCCGGAAAACTTGGCGATATACTTAAAGGCAATATCACTGAAGAACAAAAGAAAAAGTTAACGGGAGGTCTTTTTGCTATTGCCGGAGGTTTGCCGGGGGCTATGGTAGGGTCCCTTATCGGCGGAGAAACAGTAAAAAACGCTTTTGGAAAAAAGAGTCTTCGTCCAAGTGGTTTATTAGGAATTGCTGCTGACCTTACTCACGCTGTTCAGTATAATGATATGGCACAGATTAGGGCGGCTCACGCAGCTAATCAAGGACTATCCCAAGAAACTGCAGCAGACTTCTTTAGCAGGAGTCCTACGGGCTTTGCCGTAGAATTTGGTACGGGCTTTGGTGTTACCCGTGCTCCCGGCTCTGTTCACTACAATGGTAACACAATGGGCATGTCTCGTAGCCAGCTTGAAGCTATGGATGCTTTGTCAAAAGGCATGATTCCCAAAGGATTTGATGTACGCGCTGAAACAGGAACCACTATTAAAGAAGCAGGGTGGCAAGACACAGGCAAAACATCCAGTGGTAAAGGCCAAGGCTTTTATACATCTACAGGCTCCTTTTACAGCCCTAGCACAAACAGCTATTCAGCCTATGGTCTACAGGAGAGTGCTGTAGCAGCAGCAGCTAAAGCAGGAATTAGCCTTGACGCATTCAACTCTGCGCTGTCGGCTGCTCGTAAAGGCACCGCCACTCTGGAAGACGGCATTAAAGCAGCGCAGCAAGCACAGACTAATAAGGCAGAAGCTGACAGACAGGCGGAAGCCGATAGACAAGCAGCGGCACAGGCTAGAGCAGACGCTGCAGCGAGGGCTGTGGATGACTACGGCGGGAATGACAGTGGTGACCGTGACAGCTACGGTGCAGCCGACGATGAAATGGGTGATGTTGGAATTGGCGGCGGCTGGGGCGGTGGTGACGCAGAAGATACAGAGGACCCTATGGGGTGGGCCAAAGGCGGACAAGTCGGCTACGCCATGGGAACCCCGCCAGCAGGGGTACAAGCCGCACAGAGCGGTTTTATCGACGCCCCGCCATCTCAGGTCACTGAAGGGGCTAAAGTCGCTGACAATCGCCCTGACAGCGTTTTAGAGGGTACCTACATTCTTAATGCTGCCGCCGTCGAGTTCGCGGGAGAAAAAGACATCCGCAAGATGATTATGGATGCCCAGAAAGAAGCGGTTCGCAGAGGGCTGTCTACTGAAGATTTTGAACGGCACTCAAACCTAGTTGACATTGCCGTATCCAGTGGCGAAGTCAAGATTGCACCGCACCTAGTAAAGATTATCGGCGAAGACCGTTTAGAAAAGATTAATAAAAGAGGCATTCGGAAGACCGAACAGCGCATTGCAGAAAATGGGCAGCAGCCTGTCCAAGCAGCGCGAGGCGGTTTCCTAGCCTAAAGAATCCGCTGGCTACCCACGAGTTCGTGGCCCCAGCACAACCGGAGCGGCTACCCACAGCCATGTGGCCCCGCAGATGAGGTAAATACAATGGCAAAAGCAAGAGGCCACCGTGCCAACAAAGCAAACGACTCGTTCGGAACCGTAAATAACGAAAACTTATATCGTGGTAAATATCGCGACGAAGTTTACAAAGAAGACGACGAAGAGCAAGTTGAAGCCCAAGAGGCTGACCCCGCAGACCAGCAGGAAGCGGCTACTCAGCAAGAAGAAACGGGCGATAGTTTCGTGGAAACAAAGAAGGACGCTTCAGACAGCCACGATTACAAAAAACGGTATGATGACTTGAAACGTCATTATGATGAGAAGGTAGGCGAGTTCAAAGGAGAAATCGAAGCCCTTCGCAGAACAATGACAGACCGTGCAGCAGAAATGCCGCGAGGCGTAACGCCACCACGAACACAAGAAGAGTTGGATGAGTTCAAAGAACGGTATCCGGATGTCTTCGAAGTGGTTCAGACGGTTTCAAGTATGCAGACCGAATCACAGGTTGCAAAACTACGTGAGGAATTAGGAACTATTAAGGAACGTGAAAAGGAACTGGAAAAGCAGAAAGCCTACGAGGAACTGCTAAGACTCCACCCGGATTTCATGGAACTTAAATCAGAAGAGAAGTTCCTTGCTTGGTTAGAAGAGCAACCAGCCTCTATCGCAGACGGTATTTACAAAAACAATACAGATGCGAGATGGGCGGCACGGGTCATAGACCTCTACAAAGCTGACACTGGTTCAGCAAAGAAGAAAACCAAATCTGCATCAGCAGCAGACGCCGTAACTAAAAGCCCTGCGAGGGAAATACGGTCAGATGCCACTGACGGCAAAAAGATTTGGAAAGCTTCACAAATCGCCAAGATGAAAGCGCACGAGTTCGAAAAGCTGGAAAGCGAATTGGACGCGGCGCGGTCTGAAGGGCGAATCGACTTCAACTCTTAAAATAAACCTCAAAATGGAAGGAAAAGCAAATGGCTTTTAATTCGGCATCAGGTTACAATAACCTGCCTTCCGGTAACTTTACACCGGAAATCTTTAGCCAAAAAGTCCTCAAGTTTTTTCGTCGCGCTTCGGTTGCTGAAGACATCACAAATACCGATTACGCTGGCGAGATTGAGAACTTTGGCGATACAGTTCGTATCATTAAAGAACCTACAATCACAGTAAGTGCCTACTCACGTGGCTCTGTGGTTAGCCCACAAGACTTGGCTGACGACCAGACAACTATGGTTGTTGACCAAGCCAACGCTTTCGCATTCAAAATCGACGACATCGAAGAGCGTCAGTCTCATGTAAACTTTGAGGCACTGGCTACTTCTTCAGGTGCGTACTCTTTGAAGCGTAAGTACGACTTCAACGTTCTGCAAGCAATTGCCAACGGTGCTGGCCTTGCTGGTGCTGACGACGCAACACTGACTGGTGGTCTGTTGTCAACCAACACTGCTCTGGGTACTGCTGGTACACCAATTGCAATCCACACTGCTCCAGACAATGCTGTCAATCTGATGCTTGAAATGGCAAAAGAACTTGACGAACAGTCTGTTCCAGAAGAAAACCGTTGGTTTGTTGCTTCTCCTGCTTTCTACTCAAAGCTGTTTTCAGCGGGTGCAAAGTTTGCAGAAGTACAGGTAACTGGCGACGGTACCTCACCACTGCGGAACGGTCTTGTAATGCAGGGTCAGATTGCTGGCTTTAATTGCTACAAGTCAACTGCTCTGGTAGCAGGTGGCACAGATGCAATCAGCATCACTGGTGTTACTGCAGCAGCAGGTGAAGCTGTTGTTTTGGCTGGTCACATGTCAGCCGTTGCAACTGCATCTCACATTGCAAAAACCGAAGTAGTTCGGTCAACTGAAACCTTCTCTGACATCGTTCGTGGTCTCCACGTGTTTGGTCGCAAAGTATTGCGTCCAGAAGCACTGGTTCGCGGCGTTGTAGACACTGTTGCCTAGATAGGAGATTGATGAATGGCTACTTACGCAATTACTGATAACTCTGCAGCAGTTTCTGCGGGTTCAAAAGCCTACGTTCAGGAAGCTGTGTTGGATTTTTCCACCACTAACCTCGCCTTGAACGAAGACATCGACGTGTTTAGCATCCCTGCTAACACTTTGGTTCTGGCTGTTGGCATCCGCCTTGAGACTGCAAGCGGTAACGCGGGTACTCTTGATGTTGGCGACGGCGACGCTGCTGACACTTGGGTAACTGACCTCGACGCAGACGCAACTGCTGGTGAGCAGGAAATCGGTACTGCAGCAAAGTTCTACGCTTCTGCTGACACTATCGACATGAAAGCTATCACTGCAGCCTTTGATGGTAAAATCCGTGCATTCGCTGTGATGGTTCCGATGGGAACTGCCGCATCTGCTGCCGCATTTGCCTAACTAACTGTCGGGGGGCAGGGCAACTTGCCCCCTTGACACCTTATTAATTTTATGATATAAGCAGTAATCCCTGCCGGGGGTAAACCATATGGCACCTAGAAAAAAGATTACACCAAAGAAAAAGTCTAAAAGTCCTACGCCTAAAAATAAGGCACTTTATGCAAAGGTAAAGGCAGAGGCTAAACGTAAGTTTGATGTGTATCCTAGCGCATACGCAAATGCTTGGCTAGTTAAGACATACAAAAAGCGTGGCGGGACTTACGCATAATGGCTAAACCAAAAGGCGGCTTAACTAAATGGTTCAAGGAAGACTGGCGAGATGTAAAGACTGGCAAGAAATGTGGTCGGTCTGGTTCTGAGAAAAAGAAGCGTCCCTATCCAGCTTGTAGACCAGCTAAAGTCGCCAGCCAAATTACTAAAAAAGAAGCAGCTAAGAAAACAGGACCCCGCAAAGTAAAGTGGTCTGTTACTGCATCAGGTAAGAAAAGGAAGAAAAGTGGCACCAAGAAAACCTGACAAGATGCCAGCCCGTAACAAGAAGAACTATCGTCCTACGAAGTCTGGTGCGGGAATGACTAAAGCTGGCGTTGCTGCTTATCGCAAAAAGAATCCCGGCAGCAAGCTAAAGACTGCTGTTACCGGAAAGGTAAAGCCGGGAAGCAAGGATGCCAAGCGTCGCAAGTCTTTTTGTGCACGTTCTGCCGGACAGATGAAGAAGTTTCCGAAAGCAGCAAAGAACCCGAATAGTCGGTTGCGTCAAGCAAGAAAGCGGTGGAAATGTTAAACCTACTTGTTGGTCCAATAGCAGACCTAGCCGGGACTTGGTTAAACGGTAAGGTCGAAGAGAAGAAAGCCCAAGCCAAGACTAAGGTAGCAAAGGCAGAAGCTGAAGCTATCGTTATGCAAAAGAAAGCCACCGGAGAAATCGACTGGGATTTGGAGATGGCTCGTGGAAGTCAGCATTCATGGAAAGACGAATGGCTGACTATTTTATTTAGTATACCTTTAATATTAGCCTTCATACCGGGAATGGAAGATATTGTATCACGTGGATTTCAACAATTGGAGCAAATGCCTCAATGGTACCAGTACAGCTTGGGCACGATTGTTGCTGCAAGCTTTGGAACGCGAGCGGCAACGAAATTCTTCGGAAAGAAATAGATGACCTATACAATGGAAAAAATCTTAGCTTGGAAAATACTTCCACGCTTGATGATGTTGGCTATGACCGTCATGGCTTATCAGGTTGTGCAGTGGTTCATGGACTTAGGCCCCGCAGCCACTACACAGCAGACAGCTTTTGTTTCGACTGTAGTAGGTGCCATGACGGGTGCTTTTGCTGTATGGATGGGGCACGAACAGAAATGAATACTATGATTTGGGCACTGGTGTTGACTGTTTGTACAGCAGAGGGTCAATGCTTTAACCAGACAGTTCAGTGGTTTGATAACGAAAATAAATGTGAACGAAACAGACAGGTATACGAAGAGATACCGAAAGATGGTTCGTGGGCATCTGTTGAATACAAGTGCGGCATTGTAGGGGCTATGGAAACATGAAATACAACACTTCGCATTTCTTAGATAAACTTATCGAACACGAAGGTATGGTTCTTACTGTCTACCAAGATACATTGGGTATCGACACAATCGGTATCGGGCGTAACCTGAAAGACAGAGGCATAAGCAAAGAAGAACTTGACTACATGGACATACCAAACATGGGACTTGTCTATGAGCACGGCATTACCGAAGCTGACGCACGGTATCTTGCACTGAACGACATCAAGATTGTAGAAAACGAACTGTGTCGGGTTCACGAATGCGTAGAGAACTTGGATGCGGTTCGCCAACTTATCCTGATGGACATGGCATTCAACATGGGTGTACCCCGTCTGTGCAAGTTCAAGAAGATGTGGTCTGCAATCCATGAAGAAAACTTTGAAGCTGCAGGGTTTGAAATGATGGATTCGAAGTGGGCACGACAGGTAGGCCGCAGGGCACGTATACTTTCAGATGCCATGAAAGCGGGGGAATTTTAGCTAATGATTGCAGAAACTCTTGCGGGTATCGCGTTAGTGAAGAGTGCTGTCGAGGGAATAAAGTCTGCAATTAACACCGCTAAAGATGTAGGGGAAGTTGCAGGACACATTGACAATCTCCTCACTGGTGAAAAACAAGTCCAGCAACAACGGGCTAAAAAGTCTGGAACTAGCATAGGCGACCAGTTTGGCATCCAGTCGGTTGCACAAGAAGTTATAGACGCAAAGCTTGCCCAAGAAAAAGTCAACGAAATGCGTACCCTTGTTGACATGCGGTTCGGCCCCGGAACTTGGCAGGGCATCGTTGACGAACGCGCACGGCGCATCCAAGAAGCAAGAGAAGCAGAGCGACAAGCTAGAATAGAAGCGCAACGTAAACACGACGAAATGATGGAAGCAGTCAAAAACTCTGTGTTGGTTAGCGTGATTATAGCAATAGGGATGGCTCTCTTCTTTGCTGCTCTTATCTTCCTTCCGAAATAACTTGACTAATTTATATTTTTAGTCTATAATAGGTTCGAAGGGGAATAAAATGGACAAACTTGCAGTAGACGCTCTCCGCCACACTTACGAATCAAAAAAGAAAACAGCAGAATATGTTTTTAAAAACTCTAAAAATGACCTGTTGGCTATGGACAAGGCTGTTAAAGACTGGTCTGAAGCGCATTACCGTCTATGTACCCTTGATTGGCTTGAGGATGACTATGACATCAGTCCGTCGCTATTTGATTAAATACGTTGGTTGGGGTTTGTTGTATTGCGGCAAGCCCTTTACCTCTGTCGGCAATTGGTTTTGGAAGTTGCACCGCAAGGTGTTAGATTGGAATAACTAATGCCTATACTAAACGGTGGCTCTAAGTTTGTAACACACGCAACTGCACTGACTACAACCAGCGACACAGATGTGTATGTTGTACCGAATAACTTTTCATCTCACGTAGAACACTTGCTTCTTACAAACAGCGACAGCAGTAATCGTAACTACACCCTAAAATACTATGAAGCTGACACTACAACTACACACACTTTATTTTCTGGACACGCTATTACAGGTAAAGGTAGTGAGTCGGTATTTACTGTAGACAAACCTCTGTATATTCACGAGGGGGATAAACTTATTGTTGCTGCTGGCACTGCAAACACAATTACAGTAGTCGTAGCGGCTGAAGAATTCTACGAACCCCATAGGTAAACCATGAACTATCTAGAATTAATTAATGCTGTTTTGCGGGAAGTGAACGAAGTTGAACTGACTGCTATCGCTTCATCTCGTGGTATTCAAACCTCTGTAAGCGACTTTATTAACAAGGCGCAGCGAGACATTATTAATTCTGAAGTTGAATGGCCCTTTACGGTTGCAGCCGGAACAATTACCACAGTAGCAGGACAGGCTGAATACACAAAGCCAGCAAACTCAAAGACTATAGACTTTGATAGTTTTACTGTTCAAGAATCAGCCAGCACTGCTGAAAAAGTCTTGAAGTTCATTTCATTCAATGAATATTTAGAACGTCTCAATGAATCGGACACGAATCCAAATGCAAGTGCACAGGCACTGCCTCAGTATGTGTACTTTACACCTGATGAAAACATAGGCTTGTCTCCTGTACCTGATGCGTCAACCTACACGGCTCGTTATTATTACTACGCCACTCACACAGACATGACAGCAGCCGCAGATGTTCCTGTCATACCAGAGCGTTTTCACGATGTTATCGTAAACCGTGCCCGTTATTACACACACATGCTTCGTTCCGATACACAGTTCTCTCAGCTTGCCTTGCGGGATTACGATGCAGGATTGAACCGTATGCGTGTTGAACTTATCAACCGTAAGGATTACATGAGGGCCGTATAATGCCAGATACCTCACTACTTAGTCCTTTTGTAGTTCGTTTAGGCGGCGGTTTGGTTCTGGATAAAGATACGTTTTCAATTCCCCCCGGTGCCGCTCTTCAACTACAAAACTTTGAACCCGACATTAACGGGGGCTACCGTCGTATCAACGGTATTTCAAAATTCAACACCAACATCGTACCTCAAACAACGTTAGCTTCTGAAAAGGTTTTGGGTGTTGTTATTTACAAAGACCAAGTTATAGCATCTCGTGGAGAGAAGGTGTTCAAGGGCACATCAGGAAGCGGCGCATGGACAGAGATAGATTCTGGACGAACTAGCGCAGGGCGTTATGACTTTGCAATATTTAATTTTAACAACACAGAAAAAGTAATCTGGTGTGACGGGACAAACTCCCCATCCTCTTACGATAACACTACTGTAACTGATTTATCAACAGCCCCTTCTGACCCACAGTTTGTTTCAGTATTTAAGAACCATGTGTTCTTTGCAGGTATGTCCACCAACCCTCAAGAAGTTGTGTTTAGCGCACCTTTCGACGAAACGGATTACACAGCAGCTAACGGCGCAGGTTCGGTACGGGTAGATAGCGCGGTAAAAGGATTAAGGGTTTTCCGTGAACGGCTGTTCATTTTTTGTGAAGACGAAATCTTTTCTTTAGCAGGTTCGTCGGTTGCTGATTTTCAACTGCAACCTGTAACTCGTAAGATTGGGTGTGTTGACGGTTTTAGTATTCAGGAAATAGCTGGTGACCTTATCTATCTAGCACCCGACGGTTTGCGAACTATTGCTGGTACTGAAAAGATTGGTGACGTTGAACTTGGCACGGTATCTAAACAGATACAGCCCCGCTTAGACGAAGTTTCTACGGACAGAATATCCTCTCTGGTCATAAGAAAGAAAAGTCAATACAGACTGTTTTTTTCACAGGATACACAGGCTGAATCTGCAGCACCGGGTATTATAGGGGTTATCAAGTCAGGCGTTGAAGGCGGCGTGGGATGGGAGTATGCCGATTTAAAGGGCATCAAACCTTCTTGTTGTGACAGTGGATTTATTAGCGGAACAGAGACTGCAGTTCACGGGGGGCATGACGGGTATGTCTACCTTCAAGAGTCCGGGGACACGTTTGACGGAACGAACATACAGTCAATCTATCAAGGTCCTGACTTTACTATGGGAGATGCTGGCATCAGAAAGATGATGCAGCGTATCATTTGGAACTATGATAATGAGGGTAACGTTGACGCAGACTTTCGTATTCGTTACGATTTCTCTTCATCCGCCATACCTCAACCCGCACAATACCCATTAACAACAGGAGCCGCTGTTGCAATCTATGGCAACCCTGCTTCGTTGTATGCAACAGCAGTTTACGGTTCGTCAGGTACACCATTGGTTCGTCAAAGTATAGAGGGCAGTGGTTTTACTGTGTCAGTTCGTCTGGATGACAAAGACGGGGCTTCATCTATATCAATCAAAGGATACCAACTGGAATTTACACCGGGCGGAAGGAGATAAAACATGGCAGGTTATACCCGTCAATCCACATTTACAGATGGCGACGTTATCACCGCCGCACATTCGAATGATGAATTCGACCAAGTTCTTGCAGCGTTCAATAACACATCAGGCCACAAGCACGACGGCACTGCTGCAGAAGGCCCTGTCATTGGGTTGATTGGCGACCCCGGCGTTGCTGCGCCTCTAAA